TGTCCTGGGTAGTGCCTTCAGTGAAACTAACGGGAAGGTCAAGAGGAAGCTCTATTTCAAAGGGACAATAGGAGGCCCCGGTGGCAAAGTAGGTGCCATTCCAGGCAACAGGAGGTTGGCCAGTGTCAATAACACGTTCGGCAAGAATAGCGAAGCGAGGCTCGGAGAGGAGGTTGCGGTGAAGCGCGGTGACGAGCTCCTCACCATTCCCGGGACCGCTCTCGTTATACAAAATGTTAGTAAAGACATCCTGAGAAAGAGCGAGGGCGCCATTAGTCTGGCGGTCCATGACGACGGCGAAATAAAAGAGGCTGTTAGCAGGGGGAACAGAAAGATTAGTAGCCTCGACAGCCTCCACGACGCCCTTAACAGAGAGAGAAGTGAGAGTAATAACACGGCCAGTACGTTGGTAGGGCATATCGCCTTGACCGATAGTAGTAACGCAGGCCATGTTGCCATTAGAAGGATAGCCAGTAAAAGTGGGCATAACAGTACGAATGAGCGCAGTATCAAAATACTTCTGCTCTAAGCCGAGAAAGCCGGCAGTGCGAGAGTTGGTCTGATTAAACCAGGGACTCGGAAAGACAGGATCGTCAGGGCCCCAACCCTCACGATCAACCGAGTACAGACCAGCCCTTCGCATGATTATTTTTATTGGTTTTTTTTAGTTCAGCCCATAAAGCGAATTCTCGCATTATAAGCGATAGAAGGGCTGAAGACGGTAGTGGTGGCAAAGCCAACAATATGAAGCGAATTGTCAATGACATTCGCGACAGCAGCAGTAGTTCCGGAATTGAAATTCACAGGAATTTCACACGGAAGATACCAGTTAAAAGGAGCAGCAGTACTAGCGACGGAAAAAGAATCCGCCGCTGTATGCGACAAGGTCTGGGCGCTGAGATCAAAGACTTGCGCTTTGAGGACCTTAAACCTGGAGGCATACAAAAGATTGCGAACAGGGTTGGCAGCAACGTTGGTGCTGCCGGCGATATTCTTGAAACAGTCCTGAGAGTTCATCTGATTGGCATTGGTCTGAGTATCTTGAACAAGAGCGACGAACACAAGAGTAGGGCCAGGGGGATTGCCGGCAAGCTCGGAGGCGACGGTAGAGACCTGACCAGTGATCTGGATACTCTTGATGACAATACGCTTGCCCTCACGATTCTGCTCGCTGGTGCCGACGGCAGGAGTAGAAATCATAGAAGTAGCAGAAGGATCAAGCATGCCGCCAACACAATCCGTAGGAGCAACAAAGCCGGTAAGGGTAAGACCGGTGTCATAAAATTTCTTCTCAAGGCCGAGAAAGCCAGCAGTACGGGTATTGAGAGTGGCGAGAGCACGGGCGCGAGAGGCAGTGGCTCTAGCAAACATAGGCGCGAAAGCGCGGGCTCTCGCAGGTACACGTCTGCCCCTACGGGCGGTGGGACGACGACGTGTGGAAGGACCACCTTTGGTATAGCCAGCTTTCGCTCGTTTCGAAGGACCCTCCATTAAGGAACAAAATTTATTGAATTTCCTAAGATAACACCGCCTCGGCCGTCAGGAACTAGCCCAAGTAACCGAGGTGGCGTAAGATCGATAATATGGCCGAACTCCCGGATGCGGCGGCGAAGAGGAGAATCTTCCCACGCAAAGTGGATGGTATCCGGGTTGTACCACTCAGAGGGGTGGAAGTTGGAGGTGAAGCAGATTGTGTCTGCGACATACTGGACGGAGGCTCCCTTGGTCTCCACAGTAAGAGGAGTCGAGTCAAGAACGCGAAGAAGGTCTTGATACGGGTAGTGGCCTTTAAACTCATCCCACACGACGGTTGCTTGGTTGTCATAGTCGTCCCACCACTTGTTGTTGGGCTTCCAATAGGCGTTAGGGAAAAGTTCACGAGCGAGACGAGACTTGCCAACCCCACTGGGACCGATAATAATAATGATGGTCGGGAGCCAATCACGTTTCGGAGTCTTGATGCGTTTGTACTCCTTGAAGGACCTATGGTAACGAATCATAGAACCAAAGTTATTATCCCAGAGCTGCGTCAGGGGAGCCGCCTCATCATCGATCTGGCGCTTCATATCAATGAGGTCGCTGCGTTTACCTTGCTCCTTCGGCTCTCCCCACACCCATGGACCTTCGATCCGGGTGTCGACTTTCTGGGCATAATTAATGGCCTGAGCCTGCGTACCACGACGGGATTCAAAGTGGGCAGTCTCCAGACCAGGAAGAGCTTTCAGCTGGGCAAGAGATTTCTTGCCGATGCACTCCAGGTAGCCCTGGAAGTGTTCCGTGCCGCTCTCAGATAATTCGAGCTGCCACGTCACGTAAGAGATGTGAACAGACCAGCCGTCCGCCTCAGGGTCCAGCTGCCCTTCGGGGTTGTTCACGGTGAAACACCAGTTCCGATTTTGAGACATAGTAGCCCTATGAAAAAAAAAACCAGAGGTTAAAACCAGAAGTGACCGGTAATACTAGACGGTCACTTCTGGGCGAGGGGGGGAAACTGTTTAGAGCCCTTAGCCTACCCCACCCTTGCCCTAGCGGCCGAGGGCGGGCTACCCGCGCCGCCCCCGGCCTGCTTCCCCTAATTAGACAGTGCCCCTATGGAGGCAGGGAGACCCTACCTTAGACAAAGTTTTTTATTTTTTTCGGAGTTCTATTTTTGGAAAGTGCTATTTTTGGAATTCTATTTTTGGAATTCTATTTTTGGAAAGTGCTATTTTTGGAACGGGGAAAAAAATATTTGAGAGGGGGGAATATAAAAATAATTAGTGAGGGGGTGGATCATGTCATTTTTGCAAGGAACTCAACCTGAACCTTCTTCGGATGGTGAACACAACGAACCCGCTGAACAAGATATTATGTTCGATGATGATGTCATCACACCGGTGGCCTACAAGCTGAGGAGTGACGTAGAGGAGGTGGAGGATGCGGACAATGTGTTGCGCATCTCCAGAGCAAATGCTAAAAAGTTTAGCAGACCCAAGATGCTGGAGGTGCCGAAGGCCAGAAAGGGGATGAAAAGACCTTTCAGCGATAGCTACTACGCAAGAGGACAGTGGGATGCGGAGGAAGGGAGTGTGGTGGCTGACGAGCAGCCGGACCTGGAAGCCTATTTCAGCCAGTGGCACATTGACCCAAAAGAGATTGTGCTGATTTGCAGATCATACGCAAGCTACGTGGCAGCATCCCAGAAGGCAACAAAGAAATAAATTTTAAATTTTCCCGCCATTTTTCTGTGTCCACTGCTCGTCGTGTCCCGGGGGGGCAAGCCCCCCGGGACGACGACTCGTGTGCCGCACTAACCGTAGAATCGAACGCGGCAGTTCCAAGTGATGGCAACACCAGCGGCAGGCTGAAGGGCAAAGCCCATTAAATGGACGGAATTATCAACGACATTGGCAATGTCCTGGGTAGTGCCTTCAGTGAAACTAACGGGAAGGTCAAGAGGAAGCTCTATTTCAAAGGGACAATAGGAGGCCCCGGTGGCAAAGTAGGTGCCATTCCAGGCAACAGGAGGTTGGCC